CCATATTGCATACGTGAGTAGTTACGGATCTTGTTAGAATAGTTTTGTGTAACTGGCATTTCTCTTTCATACACACCAGCAAAATCATCATCTGGTTTTATCTCATCAAAGATACTAGGTGACTTATCACGGATAAAAATATCACTATCAATAATAGCAATCTGATCATAATCATCAAAGTAACCAAAGGCATTTTCTTTTTCATATATAGGAAGATACCCTAAACGAGATGCTCCCTCACTACGATTTGTAGTAAAGGGATCAGGTTTAATAAACAACTTAGGTACTGTCTGTAGAATATAATCGGCACCTATATCTTTAGCATACTGTTCTACACTATTAGTACACCAATCATATAAGTTAGATTTAGGTCCAACATAAACTTGATAAATTAATCTTTTCATAACAAACTTTCATTTTATTTCTTTGCAGCATTAGATTTTATGGCAGCAGCACCAAAGAATGCAGCTATGATACCAGCAACTGCTATGAAATACACACCAGCCATATCACCTAAAATCTCTGCAGCACTATCTACTCCAAATACAACAGCTAAGATAACTGCAAAAGGATACCCTAACATGCCAACTAGACAAAACCAAGCCATGGCTCTTTGAGCATCTTCTTTTTTATCTTCATTCTCAAGACGAATTAGTCTTTCCTGACGAGCTATCTCAGCATCAGTAATAATACCATCATTATTAGTATCTGCTTTATTAAGATCAGAATCAGTACATAGTACCTTTGGTGTTACTCCAAACGAATTAGGTTTTTGTTCCATTATCCCCACCATCCTAATTTAACTGTGTTATGTATAATAATAGCAAAACAAGTAAGAATATGAACTACCCACCAAAAGGTTCTAATAGCAGCCACAGCGTTTGCTTGACCATCTGTTTCACCAACCTTTTCACCTAGGCTTTTTGCCCATATTCTCCACCATATAGTTAAATTATGCCTTAGCTTCACTTGCTTCTCCTAGAATTGCTTCCGCAATTTCAACCGCCCTATCATAATCTTTACGGAAACGATTTTTCTTATAGCCTTCATTTTTAAAAGCTCTTAAACTATCTATATCACTTGTAAACGAAGGATTAAAGTTATAAGAGATTGATTCAAATTCCGTGCGCAAATTTAAAACAGAAAATATATTCATTTATCTTTTTCCAATGTGTTCTCTATCCAATTGTTCATGCAATACTCTTTACCGAGTAATACACATATATTTATCTTTTTTAATCTCCGTCTTTGCCACTGGCTAACTGAGAGGTCTTTTACGTTGGTCCTGATGATATAGATCAATCGTCTCAAGCAACTTAGGTGCCCACGTGTCACGATGTTCTTTAAATACAATAGGTTCATTTCCATCCACATCCATTATTGTTACGAGATTAGTGATAGGCATACCAGTACGTTCTTCCCACATTATAGCATATGCTGACTCTTGTGTAAAGTAGTTTGTTACCCATTCACGTTTTTTAGGTTTCTTACTTGTCTTAAAATCAATAATACTAGGTACTCCGTCAAACTCTGCTACGCAGTCAACCCTACCAGCAACACCAAGATACTTAGAATACAAAGGTGTCTCTTGAGAAAAGATTTTACCAATACGTTCGTCCAAAATAGGCATTAAGTTTAGCCAACTTTGGATAACATCTAGTGTGTACTTACTTCTATCAATTTCCTCATTGTCAAGATACTTCTCAACAATATCATGGACTGCAGTACCACGTGTAGATGCTCTATAAGAAACCTTATTGGCTTCCTCTTCGCCTACTCTTGCTCTCCACGCTGCGATTGAGTCTCTTGAGAGGATTGATAGGACAGTGGTGATACTAGGATATCTATTACCTTCAGGGGTAAGATAAGTTCGTCCCGATTGTTTTGTTTCAGCAATAAGGTCTTCATAGCCTAGGTCCACTGGTGTGTGTTCGAATTTTCTCATAATATAATTTTACCTTAAATGTGTTTCTGTTAGATTTATTCATTAACGTACTCCATTCATCTCCTTAGTCATAATATAATCACGTACAATACCAGATCGTACAATATCTTTCCAATCAAAGTTTATAGTTGTAAAGTCTTTCATCTGCTCAAGTATGTTAAGAAATACTGGCAGTCCATTACGTTCATCTTCAAAGCGGAAATCAGACTGATGGAAATCTCCACAGAATATAATTTTACAATTAGTACCGACACGAGTAATGACTGAGTCAAGTTCGTGGAAGGTTAAGTTCTGCATTTCATCTACAATTATAATAGTATTATTAAAAGTTGTACCACGTATAAATGATGTTGATTCAAATGATATATTATTAGAGGCTTGGAGTTTCATCCATGCTTCTTTGTCTTGGAACAATTCAGACAGAATACTAATATAAGGTGCAGCATATGCTTGCTTTTTCTCATCTTCATTGCCAGGCAGAAAACCTATATCACGTGTAGGAACTATAGAACGAACAATAGTAACCTTATCAAACTCTGGCGTTTCTTTATCAAGAGCATCTTCAAGTGCTAGTGATACAGCAAGAAATGTTTTACCTGTACCAGCTGAACCAGATAGTATTAGATTATCACCTTCATCCCAAGCATCTACAGCAAGTTTTTGATTTTCAGTAATAGGATTAAAGTCTGGCATATTGTCCAAACGGAGGATCATACTCTTAGTTGACTTGCGACTCATTTAATAATCTTACTTTCTTTACCAGCTTTTTCATGCATTCTTTTGGTTAAATCTTTCCAACCATCAGAAGTATGTTTAAGTGTTCCACCAACAGCACTTACTATTTTAGGTACTGCGAGACTTTGCTTTAGATTTGGGTTTTCGCTTAGTAACTTTTCTAGGCTTGACCAAGACATCACTTCGTCCCATTCTTTCTTTGTGTTTGTGTCTATTATTGTGTACACTGGCATAATTTTTCCAATCAATCCATTCTTGTTCAACATTTGTTTTATACATTATATTCCATTGTTTTGATAGACTAGAATATAACTGTATATATTGATTTTTTTTAGCTGTCTCAACGAGGCGCATTTTTGTGTCACCTATTGATAATTCATCTACTGGTATATAATCAGGCAGCAGAAACATTAAACCACTCCGGTATATCACGTTTAGACCAAACCATTTTAAATCTATCTTGTTTAGTTTGATAGAAGGCTTGGTATGCTTGTATTGGATCACCAAGGGCAATACATTCTGGATAGTCTGCCATTGCAAGTCTGAATGGTGTTCTATCATTACTGTAGTTAGTCATTACAGGTGGACGTTTAAGCAAATCACGCATCTTAGTATCTGTAGCATGCACTTTACCATATCTATAAGTATATTCGTCACATAAAGCAATAAAGTGTTTATAGTGCCAATTGTAATTAGAATTAGTTTCACAGGTCCATACAGTACAAGGGTGATAGTGGTGAACTGCCTTGTATAGATTTTTTTCTAAGTAAGTATCTGTATGTACATAGTATTTAACCATGCGTTTACCAGATTTAGATGGCCGAGTTTCCATGTAACCATCTAGCATTCTGTGTGCTGTAGATAACATCTGAGCTGACTCTACAATCATTTTGACTACATGTTTGTCGCACTGTAGTTGTGCTGAGACAACTGGACTCTTGTCTAATATAAAAATATTCATAGTATACATCTCCACTAAATTAAGTTAATTTATTATACCATACCTTAGCGGAGATGTAAACACTTATTTTCTGTTTTTATGAAGAATTTTGCTCCGCTATTACATCTTCAATATGTTGATCTATAAATTGTTTCTTTAGCATAATCTTATGTACAAGATCGGCTCTGCCCTTTTTTTCTAATTTCTTTGAGTATTGTACCAGTTCTCGTGAGTCACGTCTAAGACGTTCAATTTGAGCTGAGATCATATTAGATAGTTTCCTTAAAGTAAAAAAGGCCAAAGTAGAATTTCTACTTCGACCCATTGGTTAATTATTTTTATTTTGCTAGGCAATATTAGTCCTTTAGAAGCCCAGGAAAGGCTTCGTTTACTATAGGTCTAGTTAATGTTTTTACGGTCTTCTTTTTCGCAATCATAGCAACTACAAGTTTAGCATCTTCCGGATGAATAGCTTCCAGAATTTCTATAAACAATCTTTCCCTTCGGAGCCCATTCATATTATCACCAGGTCCGCCTACTACAAAGTTGACGAACTTCTTGTGCTGTTTACTGAGTTGGGAAGGTGCACTTTCAGGTTTATTTTCAGTATAAGGTGGAGCACCCGCAGGTAAGTTCCATCTGACTGTATCATCCATCGTGCCACGGATAACATCTTTTAACCACCATGATTCATTATCTTTAAGAACAGCTATACGCTCCTCTTTACTTCTAGCCTTTGAATATTTCTCAAAGACTTCATAAACAAGTTTCATAAAATAAACTCTCCTACACTTTCAATTAATAATCTACAACGTTTGTTAATCAGATAGTTTAGAACCTTAGATTTGTTTTCTGTTGGATCTTGGCTATCATAGTTATTTATAATATCCAGTTTTATAGCTTCTGGTAATTCCATTAGATCAATCATAGTACGATTACGTTGTATATTGCGTAAGACATCTTGACCAAGAGCTGAGGGGTCTTCCATTAAGGCAGCTTTCTTCTTAGCTGATAAAGGTGTCTGACGACGACCATCTACAAATACATCATCATCTGATAATACATTAGGTACACCATCTGACGAGTCACCTTTAAGCACGTGCTCAAGTAAAAATGTCCTAGGGTTCTTCTCTACAATAAGTTTCTTAGTCATAGGAGAATACTGCTTAACATTATTATTTACTTGAAGTTGAGCAAAATCTTTATCTGCTGATATAATCATAACAGGCTCATATCTACCGAACTCTTGAGTTGCCGTAGCTATCTGTGCTATTGAATCGTCAGCTTCACATCCATCTTGATGTACTACTTTATAAGGAAAGTTATCACGGATCTCATCACGTACTGTATTAAGAATACGAAATACTTCATTCCAATCTACACTAGATTTCTCACGTGATTTCTTACGATTGGCTTTGTACTGAGGAAACACACGTTTACGCCAGTTATTAGTACCATCGGCAACAACAACAATCTCACCAAATTCTTTACTGTACTTTTTGCGGTACATACGAATTGAATTAAGAACCATATGACGGAGTAAATCTTCGTCAGTCTGCATTTTCATAGCAAGGAAGTTGCCGATGGCAACTCCATTATAATCAATTAATATCATATAAACTCTTCCATTTTAACACTACGTTGATCAATAATAAAGGTATCTAGTAAACCAAATTTATTGGCATCTTTAACCCATTCTAGTGCGCTACTTTGGCTATCAAAGTAAGCAATTGACTTTTCATCATTAAGCAGAGTATATTCTGCTACAAACATTATTTGTGACTGGTTCATTACCATTCCTTTCTATCTCCGCTTTCTTCATTATATTCAAATCCCATGCAATAAGCATGAGTTTCTTCGGCAGTTAATTTTTCGATACGACCAAGGTTATGAGTACCATTATCATATTTGTGAGGTGTGTATCCTCTACCATAATAAGAATCCATAATGCCACGATCAAAAGGACCGCCATGCTCGTTGTCGAACATTTGATCTTTGAATGTTATATAACCCATATTGTAATTCCTTAATTATTGTTTCTATAACTCTTATATCACATCTAATCACTAATGTAAAGTGTTTTCTGCACTTTTTTTAACTTTTTTTATAAAAACAATAAAGTGTAACAAATATGTTACATCTAACCTTTTACTCTTTTTTCCCATGCTTCTTCAAATCCATCTAAACGATATGTGTATTCATGGTTACCCCACATCCTTGCAAAGTATGAATTGTATAGTTTCTCTATATCTTCATCTGTATAGGTTTCTGGTATCAAGTGGCCTTTAACAGCCCACATTAACTCATTGGCTTTCTTTATATTAATCTCTACCATTCATCATCTCCTCGATTAAATTTGCAACGTGCTTAGAATGTATCTTTAAACCTATGAATTCATTATAATAATTCGGGTCGAAAAGTACGTTTTTATCGAATTGCAGTTTTGCTTCGTAATAACTCATCTCTCCCTTGCTTTTACACAATCTTAAAATAGTGCGATTCCAGCGAGTAGGACCATGTTCTTCTAATAATAGTTTGATTTGTTCGTTAGAGCCATAATACTTCATCCAATCGGATTCTTTCTTAACAACTCTTTTTCTGGTCTTACCTTTTAATGGCTTTAGACGGCGAGTGGACCAGAAACCCTTCTTACCGATATACTTTTTACCATTACTCTTATCTTGTACTTCATATACAAAACCCACCCAAGACGATAGTTCATCTGAGGTGGGCTTAAATTCTTTATCTTCATATAACCACATAGTAATACCTTATCAACTTAAGGCTATTTAGTAGTCATCTTCCTCATCATATCCATCAGATTCAAAGTTAACCGGATGACCACACATTGGACAATGATGTGGTGTTTCGTCAGACATAACTTCTACAAATGTTATTTCTTCACACATACCACATTCTATTTTTATTGGTTTAGACATACTCTCTCCTTAAGCCTCACAAGCAGCACAATTCATAATATCTCTTACCAATTCTTGAGCAGGGTTAGCTGATCGTTGGTAATAGAAAGTTTTTACACCTAGTTTCCATCCTTCTATAATCAATGCATTCACATCTTTAGCTGATACATCAGGGTGGATAAGTATATTTAAACTCTGTGCTTGATCTATATATTTCTGCCTAGCACCAGCTTGTTGGACAATAACCAATGGAGAGATTTCAGAGAAAGTTTTAAATACATCTTTTTCACTCTTTGATAAGAAATCAAGATGCTGTACCGAACCACCATGTTTAAGAATACTTAACCAAGTTGCGTCATAGTCTACATTATGACCTTTAATTACTTCGTCAAGATATGGGTTACGATAAGTAAACTTACCCTTTGCCAAGTCTTTAGTAAAGTAATTAGAAGCCAATGGTTCGATAGATGGTGATACTTGACCTAGAATAAATGATGAACTTGTAGTAGGAGCAATAGCACAAGTAGTAAGATTGCGCATACCATATCCTAGCATACCTTCTGGTTCACCATATTCAATAGCAAGTTCTTTAGATGCTGCCTTAGAATGATCTTCAATAAACTTAGAGATTTCAACAGTTAATAGATGAGCATCAAATGACTCAAACGGAATCATCTTAGATTGTAGATATGAATGCCAACCAAGTTGACCTAGACCTAATGCACGCCATCTTCGAGCAAAGTTATTGGCAGAAGCCATGAAAGGAATATTATCTGTCTTTTCAATGTACTCTTCCATAACAGCATCAAGAAACCAGATCATTGTTTCTACAGCATCAGTTTCTTTCCACTCATCATACTTTAGCAAGTTCATAGATGCTAGATTACATACAAACGATTCATCTTCTGCAGATGGTAAAGCAATCTCTGAACATAGATTAGATGCCCAAATTTTAATACCTTGATCACGTAATACTTTAGGTGCATTATTATTTACTGTATCTTTAAAGAACAAGTAAGGATAACCACTCTCACGACGTTTACGCAGAATACGTGCCCATATTGTTCTCTTATCTACATCACCATCAATCATGGATTGCATCCACTCATCTCCGATAGTGACACCAAGACTTAGGTTAATGATTGATGAACCTTCTTCACGTGCATCTAAGAATTCCATAATATCTGGTGATTCAACATCAAGATATGCAGCCATTGATCCACGTCTTACATTACCTTGAGCTACAACATCAACAGTTGTTTCCCATAAGTTCATAAAGTGTACAGGACCATCAGCAGTTCCACCACTCTTAATAGTTTCACCTCTTGATCTTAATGCCCCAAAGTATGCAGATGTTCCTGCTCCTAACTTTGTTTGCATTCCTACTTCTGCAGTCTTTAATAGAATTGATTCCATAGTATCAGAGATATAAACTCCATTACATGAAATTGGTAATCCTTTAGATGTTCCATAGTTAGCCCACACAGGAGATGAAAGCGAATAGAAACCACGACTCATATAGTCATAGAATTTATCAGCCCATCCAGTACCTTCTAATTCAAGGTTCCTTTCTGCTGTCTGTGCAATACCCCTTACTCTTTCTTCAACGGTCATGTTACCGTCAATGTATCCACGGGAGAGGAACACCCGTGAATCATCATTTGCCCATTCAAAGCCCATTATGTAATCCTTCTAAAATAAATCATCGGCAGAAATGCCCTTGCCTTTGGCATACTCAACAGGTCTCTTTTGAAAGAAGTCTGTCATGTTAGCACCAAATAGTTCTTCGTCAAACCAGAAAGTCTCTTTAATATGACCTTCATCATAGACGATTTCAGAGTTATCTATACCGATCATATCCATAGAATCTGCCATGCGCTTAGCGATAAATGATTTTAGGATATCTGCACTTAAACCTGGTGCTGTATGTCCATCCATAATCCAGTCAATTACTTTGCTTTCTGCTTTTAGTGATTCGATGCACTCATGCTTGATACGGTCTTCTAATTCTTTATCAAATAACTCAGGGTACTCTTCACGTAATGTTTGAATTAATTTAATGCCTACTTGTGCGTGTAGCATTTCTTCATTACGTGTATACTGTACTTGTTGAGCACAATCTTTCATTACTGCTTTATTACGATTTAAGTGCATGATAATATAGAACTGTGAGAACAAGCTTACATTTTCTACAAACAATGTAAAGAGTGCAATTGAGTAAATATATTGTTTACGAGCATCTTTATATACTTTTTTATTATACTTTCTTAGATAATCTACTCGACCTTTAATTACATCAACATTAAGGTTCTCTTCAAACACGTGTGTAAGATGTAGAACATCAAGGATCTTTTCGTAAGCCATATTATGAATAACTTCTGAGTTAGCCATAGCAAAGCCTAAATCTTTAATTGATGGGTGAGGTAGATTATTACCTACATCAGCCCAGAATGATTTAACAGCAATCTCAATCTGACCGATAGCAGACATTGTCTTAACAACTATTTGTTGCTCAGCTGGTGTTAAATCGTTTTTAAATTGGGAATAGTCTGATCGGAAGTTGAATTCTTCCGGTGTCCAGAAACCTTTCCATATAGCTTCTATGAACTGTTTAGTCCATGGATAGTGATCAGGTTTTCGGGAAATTTGTTCTTCGAATAGCATGCAATTAATACTCCGGGGCATGAAACAAGTGGATTCTCATTTCTAGTAGGTAGTATTATATAGCATATCAGGGATCTTGTAAATAGCTAAATGTAGTAATTTTTAACATTTTATTACTATATGTCGCAAATTATTCTTCAGTTAATGCTTCTTCATAGTAACCGATAATAGCTTGCTCATCTTTAATATAACGTCTTAGGTCACCAATACCAATAGCTAGGTTCTCATAGCCTTTTGGTGTGATAGCAAAGAATACTGGTGCTCCAGTGTCATTCTTTATACGTTCTAGGAACTCATCAACATTATCACCGTTTACAACATACCAGTCAACCGGTGGCATAGCAACACCTTTTGGTTGTGCTTGAATAGGTACCGACTGTTTAGTAAACTCTGTTTGGGTTACTACAACTGGTTCAGGTGTTCTATTTCCCAGACACGCTGTCAGCAGCATTGGTGCTGTTACGATCAGGAGATGTTTCATTTTCAATTCTTTTAATAAGTTTAGCAACGGCATTGTCAACCCTTTCTTCCAAACCATTCGGGTTTGTAATAGCTTCCATAGTTAAGTCAATCTTTGAGAATTTGTTTCTCAAAGCGTCCAAGTGCACTTGTGATTTCTGTAGTGCTGTAGATAAGTTCTTGTTTAATTCTTCATTCTTTGCGGCATTATTTTCTAGTTCAGTGATAGTATTAGCTTGAACAACTGTGACTTGTTCTAACTTTACATTATTCTCACGTAATGTATTCATTGTTTCTTGCGACCAAAGGTAATAGCTATAACCGCCATAGCCTACACTACCTAAGATACCAACGATAAATAAAAATAAATAAACTTTAATCATCTTTAACAAACTTTCTAAATCTCTTTAGTAGAACAGGTTGTTTATCTTTCCTTCGTCTACGATCTGTAACAGAAATTTCTTTTACTCTTGGTCCAGAATTTGGTGCTAAATCATAACCACCACTAGCAACAGAATTTGTGGGTGCATCTTCTTTTATTTTCATCTGATTAACTCTCCTGCAGTAATATAAATTTCTTTATTTGTTTTAAGGTGTATTACCTCATATATGTCTAAACCCATTACATCACCAACTGGGAAACAATTCTCTTTAATTCTTACCTGATCTCTTTTAGTAACAACTTCATCATGTGTCTCGTTGATCATTTTATTACCATTTACTCTATAGACACCAGGTGAAAGTTGTTTATCATCTAGTAAAAACCATTCACTATTTTCTGATATAAGATCAAGTGAATCAATGCCACACTCTTTTAGAATTTTCTCAAAGTTAGCTACACCATATTTTTCTTTAAGAAGAAATAAAGCGGCTGCATATGAACCAAATCTTTTGCCAGGTAGTAACTTCTTAATATTAAATACCAGTTTATGGAATGCATTATGTGCACTCTTTTCTTCTGGTGTGGATGCTTTCTTAATAGTCTTACCTTTATTATCAATAAGACCTAATTCGAATGCAGTTGTATTCTCCCAAGGCGTGGTTAGCAACCTAAGAAATCTTAGTGTATATACTAAATCACCAGCTCTTGAT